GCTCTCTTCAATTTGTAGTCCCGGAAACGAGGTCTTACGACTCTCGGCCCGGTCCTAGGATTAGGAAAGTGACTGATGTTCCCATCCGGAGTAAAGGCGTGCTAGACCCTTATCCATTTCCACTCGTATCCAGCACCATCTCGCCAGCGGATACGCTGAGCTAGGGTGCCAAACCGACGATTTTTATGTTGGTTATTTTATTATATCGTCTCCGGGACCCTGAGGCGATTAATCTCAAAGTTACCCGGATCCGTGACACCGTAGAACCCTACCTAGTTTCCCGAACCACCTACGCAACAATCCTGACCCGTCATTTAAACGGTTGCATTAAAGCAGTCAAGACCCCTGCGCAACTAGTCCGATTCTTCGATAAGATCCGACGGCAGCACGATGTCTGGTTCCTTCGCCACCGAAGGCCGTGGTCCTTGCGACTCGCGCGGACCCGTACCCACTTCAGCGCTCGCTTTAAGAGAGCGTGCTCGCCACCGTTCCCACAAGCCGTAGATGGCTGACATCGGTTGTTTAACCGCTTCGTCCTTCAACTCGGTTACCCCTAACCGAGATCCGAACTCCGCGATCGCACTCGCTCTGTCCTCCACCACGCCTACAACCTGTTTAAAGATAGCAGACGCTTGTACGGCCAGGAGTTTGATGTCGAGCCGTTGGAGGTGCTTAAGGGAGGCTCGAGCCTTCTCTTCCGATTCCTGAAACTTCACAATGCTGGAGTTGACCTTCGACTCTAGGTATCGTTCTACTGGTGTCGGTAACGGGTACTTCGACTTAGGAGAGTGCCGGGCTAAGCCCTTCACTTCCCCTTCGCCAAAGAAGAGCCGAGACACTAACTCATCAACCCGGGCCACCAATGGATCCAGCACCTCACTAATGAGGGGCTGTGCCCACGAGTTAAACCAGGTCATGGCATCAGGTCCGTATAGGACAGGCAGCATAGGACCCTTAGTAGCCAACCAGTCAATCCAGGTTGGACGCGCAAGAACCGTCTGAGCTGATGGATGAGACGCAATAACGAGGAACGCGCGAAGACGCGAAGGGATATTCTCCCAACGCGCTCCAACGCGAGCCACGGTACGCATCCCAGCACCAAACGCCAACGCCACTTGGGCAGCCGTTAGGTTCAAGCCCATACTACTAACCCGCTGAAGAGCAGCCACTCCCCCAGACAGTGATGTCTGAGAGACTGACCACAACTTC